ATGTTCAATGAAGGTGACAAGTACAACGTCGAAATGCTGGATACGCGAGATGACAACGGGCATCCGGATATCACAAGCAGTTACCGCACAGTTATTTCTGTCGACGGTCCGTTGGTAGAGTTCTCTGATGGCAAGGGCACGGTCATCATTAATACGCATTCGCCAGTGTTTGTCAGGGCGAGGGCGGTCGTTGAGCCTTCTGGTAGATTTGCTGTTCGGATGCCTCCTATGCCAGGTTCTAAGTAGCAACCAATTTGCACACCAGGTCGATGTAGGTCTGACGTGGCCCCGGTAGCACTGCCTCAACGTCGTAGGTCTTGCCTTCGTGCTGCACCCGGCAGCTCGCATCTACTGCGGTACGGCTGCGCACCCGGATAGAGGCATTCACCACAGAGGTGACAGCGTTGGCCTTGATCGACTCGCTGCCGTTCAAGTGCCGGATATTGGCCCACACCTGGGCGACTGTCACCCAGGACTCGACGTACTGGCCCGCCGCGCCTTTTATCCTCTGGTGCTTCTGGATCGTTACCCGGTTTAGCAACAGGCCCGCCCTCATTGCACGTAGCCCTTGTAGTTGCGGGCCATGTTTATCAAAGTGTCCAGCGTCCGGTTTTGCGACAGCGGGCCATCGTTCTGCGCCTCGCGGTTGGCGTACAAGTCAGCCACTACCAGCAGGGCGGCAGACTTCGCCATTGCGTTGCCCTCCAGGTCGGTGCGGTTGCACGCCTGGGTAACGTAGGCCGTGGCAGCAGTAACCATCGTCTGCATGAGCGCGTCCTCATGATCGCCGTCAACGCGGCATTGTTGCTTTGCTTCTTCAAGAGTAATCAGCGGCATGGGAATCCTTTGGAATGGGTGCCGGTCGCGCCCCTGAAAGTTAGGGCCACCGGCTGACGGGGTTTTGCATGAATGCGGCACTTTCCGTCTGATCCGCATCCGGGAACTGCCTTGCGGCACCCACCCGGCCAGGGCTAAATAAAGCTCACCTCTGCGAACTGCTCTTGCTCAGCGCGCGCAGCGGTGCCTAGAGCCATCACCAGGGCCACGGCCCCATCGATACGCCCGGTAGATTTCTGTTTGTCCAGCTTGCGGGCATTGGTTGGGTCTTTGACGGTGGTGGCGTTGGCCATGCACATCGTCAGCACCGGGTGCATGCCGTGGGCAAGCTGGTGATTGAGTAGCGCTTCCTCTGCGGCCTCGATGGATACGCTCATGTCCTTGTAGCCTTGGCCGTGTTCCACCAGTGGCAGGTCGCAGCCGATCTCGTCCAGCTCCTTTTGCAGCAGGTTGATGCGCCACCGGTCGTAGGCAATGGCTTGAATGTCCAGGCCGTCGCAGATCCGTTGAATGTCCTTGGCCAGCCATTCGTAATCGATCACAGCACCAGGCACAACGGTTAGCAGTCCTTGTTTTGCCCACAGGTCATAGGGTGCCCTGTCACGCTTGGCGCGCTCCTGCAAACCCACTTCGGGCGTCCAGAAGTGCGGCCATACCTGCCAGACACCATCAACCAGGCCCACCAGGACAAAGGCTGTCAGGTCGGTGCGGGCGCTCAAGTCCAGCGCGCCGAAAAGCGGCAGATCGGGCGGCGGCTTAGGCAGGGGATCATCCCCGTTAGCTTTCCAAATGTCGGCACTCACAAACGGGCTGCTCGTGCTGACACGCTGGTTCAGCAGCAGGTTGCGCACGGTATTGGCCTTGCTGGGCATGTTCACGGCCTCGCGCAGTTGCTGCTCCAGGTCGGTGCGGCTGCGGAACGTGCCTAGGGCGGGGTTAGCCGCTCGCCATGCGTCCTCGTCCAGCAGCTCGCAGTCAGCGGGCGCGGTGTAGAGATGGCACACCAGCGTGGGGTCGTCGCCGCGCATGGCTTGGTCAATCTCCAGGCTCAGCCAATCTGCGTCACTGGCGGCCTGGGTGCTAATCACCAGCTGCAGGGGGTTCTCGTGGGCACCCTGGGCGGTCAGTAGGGCGTCGATGAAGTCAGACTGCGGCCCCTTAACCTGGCCCCACTCGTCGCCAATTACCAGGACGGGCGACAGGCCGTGCGAAGTCTTACCGTCAGCAGCCAGGGCGCGAAACTCCACATTCATCGGCAGGCCGTGCAAGCGCTTGCCGCTCGGGGTGATCTTGACCAGGCCAGACAGGCGCTCGGAGAGCTGGATCATCTTGCAGGCCAGCGCGAAGACCAGTCCGGCCTGGTCTCGGCTCATGGCCCCGGCCACGATCTGCGAGTTTTGGCGGGCTTCTGGGCCTACCAGGTGCGCAAGCAGGATGCCAGCGATTAGGCCGGTTTTGCCGTTCTTGCGGGCCATGCTCAGGATGGCGCGGCGGGTCGTCGCTGGGTTGTCGTAGACAGCCAGAATGAAGCCCTTCTGGAATACATCCAGCACCATCGGCTTGCCCACCAGCGCCCCCTCTGGCACCAGGCAGAAGCGCTCAATAAAGGCAATGACGCGCTCGCCTCGGGTCACTGCACTGGCCCCTTGGGAATTAGGCCGTCGTCTCCGTGGTGCTGGGCGCGGGCGTCACGTTCCAGGGCGGCCAGGCCGGCAGCATCCCCGGATCGGCCCACGGTGGCCAGCGTGTGGACGTGCAGCATGCGGCTCAGGCTCATGGCGCGGCGGCTCAGCTTATCGAACGTGCCCACGTCTAGCTCTGCCTCGCCCTCAAAATAGGCTTCCATATCGCGCAGGGTGCGGGCCAGGGTGGCGGCATGCATCAGGTCGATGGTCGTCCAGGTAGAGCGCGGGCGGGCCTCGGTTACAGCCTTCCAGAACGGCGCATCCTCGGGATAGATGAATACCCCTTCTGGTACTTCGATAACGGCAGCGGCGGCGCTTTGCATGGCCTCTACGCGGGCCTGGGTGCTGTCGCTGCGCTTGCGGGTGGCTTTTGTCGTCATAGTTGCCTATTTTTTATGCAGCAAGCAATTGAAGAAGGGGAACCGGACGGTCTGGGGCGGGATGCCTCTCGCAATGTTTGAGAAGCTCGGCCACCGTCCACCCCCAGGGGTTGGCGGGCTGGGCAGGCATTAGTAGGGCGGGTGTCTGTGTCATGGCGAGGCCCAATCTCCGGTCAGGGGAAAGCCGTCCAGGCCGATAGCAGGCTTGATGCGCTTGCCTTGGTCGGAGGCGGTCTTGCGTGAGTGGCACTCGTGGCAGAGGCTTTGCAGGTTCGCTAGGCGGTTGTCGCCGGGGTCGCCGTTTGCGTGGTCAACGTCAGTAGCGGGTACTGTCAGCCCCTGCTTGGCGCAGTGGCGGCACAGAGGTTCACCAGCCAGGACAGAGGCGCGCAGCTTCTGCCAGGCATAGCTGTTGAGCGGCAGCACCCGGCGCTGGTCAGCATCCCGGCCAGAGGATTTAGATTTCTTTGGCGGGTTAGACAGGCGCATGCTGGGCCTCAGCTTTGGGTGGCAGATACTCCTTGCGGCGTACCTCTGCTGCGTCCATCCAGCCCGCTCCGATAGCAGACTGATAGAACTCGGCCCGCTCGGTCGAGCTGCCGCGCAGCAGGTTCTCGTAGTCCATCTCAAGGGTGTAGGTCTTGCGGCCCAACGTGGTCAGGCACTTCGCGGTGATCGCTTGCTCCCAGCTCATGAGAGGACGGCGCAGGCCCATGCTCACCCATTGGCGGTACAGCTCAGACGAGGTGCTGTAGTTGCTGTCCACCAGGTGGCCCACCACGCTAGGCGGTACACGGAAGATGCGGGCGATTTCCTCCACAGAGAACTTGCGCGCCTCCAGCCATTGAGCATCAGCCAGGCTCATGGACAGAGGCTTGTACTCGGCCCCGTGCTCCAGGATCGGAGTCTGTCCACTACGGTTGGTCTGCCAGCCTTCCTTGATGTCCTGCTTCTGGTTGGGTGCCAGCTTGCCGGGTACTTGCAGCACACCCAGCAGCTTTGCGCCGTTGCGGTAGGTGTCCTCACCATGCTCTTGCTCGGTGATCGCCAGTTGCATCGAGGCGCGGCATGCCTCAACAGGTGAGATGCCCAGCACACCATCAGGCCCCAGGCGGTGGCGAATGTGCAGCACCTCGTCATGGCTGTAGCGCTTCACGCTGCCGTCGCGGTCGGTATAGTCGTAGGCAATGCCACCATTGGCCAGGCGCATAGGTCGCACGCGGTCAACGTCCCACGGCCACCAGTGCTTGAGCTGGCCATTGCTGCCGAACTCCAGGCGGGCATAGCCATTGCCGCGCAGCATCACGCTGGCTTGCACGAACTCTTTGGCCTCCAGCGCCGACTGCTCGGGGTTGGCCTGCATGTTCATCGCGTGGTGCAAGGGGTGGTCTTCCACGGCCTCACGATCCAGGCCATTGCGGCGGTACACAACCAGCGGGATCGTCGCCACGGCCTCGGATACGGCTTGCACGCAGGCATAGGCAGCGGACACGCCTTGCACCGTCTGGTCGTTCACCGGGCCATTGCGCAGGGCTTGGTACGGACCCCACATGTCGTTAGGGTTGGTGGTGCTGCGGCGCTCCAGGCCCACAGCGGAGAGGGCGCGGGTAATCAGGTTCATCGCACGGTCTGCAGCCAAAGGATGCGCGGCTCATGCGTTGGCTCTTGCTCACGCGGCATAGAGCGCAAGGCCAGGGTGGTGTCGCGATAGGCCGGGTCAGCCGTCAGGGTGATCTCCGCCAGGTCAACGTCGGTCAACGTGCGCACCATCGTGTGCCCGCGCTGCTCCCACTTGTCGCCACCAGGTGCTACGCGGAAACCAAAAGAGCAACCGCTAACGTCGCCACGCTTGACCAGCTCGGCAACATCGCGGCCCACCGTGGTATCTGGCAGCTCAAGAGAAAAACGAAGTCCTTTAGCATCCTCTTGCAGCTCCAAAGTCTTGCCCTGGGTGCTGCCCAGCACAGCGCCCGAGTCGTGGTTGTAGAGGGCGCGGATAGACCGGCCACTGGCGATGGAAGAACGGAACGCACCGGGCGCGATGCACTCGCGAAACTCGCCCAGCTCGGCCTCAGAATTGAATACGGCGGCATAGCCCTCAACCTTGCGGCCTTGGGCTTGGATGCCACCAATAGAGCGGAACTCCATTGGTGGGCCTCCTTTACAGCGCTACGTCGTCAGCGACAACAAAGGCTTGCGGGTTGCGGACAGCCGCGTCCATCGTGTGCAGGATGCGGATTTGCACCTCGCCCTTGTCAAAGCCCGCCCCATACGGGTTTGCCAAGATTTCGGTGCTACCCCACTCGGCGATGACCATCTGCGAGAAGTCGCCCAGGATGATGCGGCCCGTCTTGGTGGTGGTGCCCTTGGCGTCGAGCTGGTTGGTCACATGCACTGGCAGGTCAGCCATGCGGCCAGACTCCATCAGGTACGCGCTACCGGCGCTCGATGCCTTCAAGGTGGTTTGCAGCTTGGTGGCAGCGCCCGCATGAGTCAGGAAAGCATTGGGGGTTGCGTTGACCAGGCCCAGCTTTTCCAGCATCGCCACCACAGCGGCCCAGCTCAGAGTAGCCAGGGATGCGGTTTGGATGCCAGCGGTGTTCAGGATGCCCACCGGCTCGTCATTCGCAGCCAGGCCGTGGATCAGCGCCTTATCGACGGCCAGGCCCACGATCTGCACAAAGTCGTCACGCAGGAGCTGGTCGATTGAAGGGTTGGCCTGTTGCAGCAGTTGGCGGCTGTACGAGGCCAGCGCGCCCACATGCTTCGGTGTCAGCTTGATGTTGGCGAAGGTGGGGTTGCTCTCGGTCAGCGCTTCGCCCTCAGCAATCCATTGAGCCGTGCTCGATCCGGTCTGCTTTGGCAGCACCACATCGCCGACACAGCCGGTCAGCACGCGGGCACCCAGCGAGCGGACGATAGCGGAGTTGCGCAGCAGGCCGATCATTTCCTGGGGGCGGTAGTCGTCGGGCTTGATGGCGGCGTTGCCGGTCGTGGCCATTGTGGCGCGCTTCTCAAAGATAGAGGATGGCACCAGGACACCGCCACGCTTGGGGCCATTGCCGCTGCTGGCCTGCTCTTGGTTGTACTCGGCCAGGGCACCAGTCAGGGCGCGCTGCTCCACCTGGGCGCGGATCGCATCGGCCACGCTGACAGACTTTTCCAGGTCGCGGCGGCGCTCGTCAACAGGGGTTCCATTGCTGCGCAGCTCTTGGTCGTGCAGGAATTGTGCGCGGGCCTCGTCGGCCTCCAGAGCGACTACTTCCTGCTTGATGGCGTCGAACTTACCAGCCTCGTCGGCGGACAGGTTGCGCTTTTCGGTAGTGGCCTTGTCAGCCAGGGCGCGCAGCTCGGCGGTCTTGAGAGCCTTGCGCTCTTTGATGTCATTGATTCGCATATTTTTTGTTGAGTAGGTTCATGAACCCTGCGATAGAGGCTCCCTCCCTCGCAGCTTGAGAAAGCTGTTTTTATATACAGTAATCTCTAGCTCTGATTGTTGCACAAAAAATAGGCAATCGCAACTAAGTTGCAATAACACTTTGAGGCACTGAAAGTCAACAAAAAAGCACCCGAAGGTGCTTTGTTTATTGGTAGTCGGATTTGAACATCTGCAATAGCTCCTCACGGTGCTCTGGGCGGGTTTCCAGAATCTCCCTGCGCATCTGCTCCCTGGCCTGGGGTGAATCGCCCCAGTGGTCACATGCACGCATCGCCGCGGCCATCAGTTCCAAAGTAACCCGAGCAGCCTCTTGGATGCAGTCAATCAGTTCACACTTGTTGGCCCGGATAGCTGCCCGCTGGGTGTCGTTGAGCAGGCCAGCATCTACTTCGATGCTTGTGCCATCCGGCGTCACAGTGGGGGTGATGCCGCACTCAAGCAGCTCGAAAAGGATGGTTTCTGCGGTCATCAGAATTTCTCCTTATCCGTCTTTTCACCCGGGTCATTTGGAGAAGATTCCCTGCCAAGATTCCAAGATTCCACGTTTTGAATGTTGGGAATGTTGGAATCTTGGGCGGAATCTTGGTCAGAACTGGAATCTTGGGGAAGCCGCCAATACCAGCCGTCACGCGCCCCGTTTTCCCCTTTCTTGCGGATCACTCCTAGTTTCTTGCTCGCCGTCCAGACTTGCTTTTTGCTGAATCCAGCTTTCAAAACACTTCGCTGTGCTTCATCGGCGGGTGTCCAACAATCTGAAGTCAGGCACGCTTTAAGCATCTCGCAAATGTCGTTGCTGTCCTCCGCACTGCCGTCATCGTCTGGATCGGTCAGCAGATCGCGGGCAGTACCGTCCACCGCCTTGCCCCACCCAATTCGCGATGCCTGGATGCCTGGGATTGGCTCGACCTGCTCCAGCGCGTATTCAAACCCGCCATCGTCTGGGCCGATGTTGGACTTGGCCCGCGCCAGAATGCGGGCGTCCTCGCCGGTCTCCATGCTCTTGACCTTGGCAGCCACCAGCACGACACGAGCCACAGCGGTAAAGGCCACAGAGCCCACCACACGCTGAGCTGGGTCTGAGCCTTGCCCACCCTTAGAGAAGTGGCTGATACCCAGCACAGCGCAACCGCATTCCGCACCGAGATCGACCAGCGGCTGCAAAGCTCGGCGAACCTCAGTATTTTTGTGGCTGTCGCCAGTCACTGCTGAAACTACTGGATCAACTATAAGCAGGCGCATGCCGCCGATCTCTGCGATGGCCTGGCGCAGCCCGTCCAAGTCGCGGGCAGGGTCGAATGGCTGCATCTTTCCATCCGCGCCCTGAGCACCCTGAATGAAGTAGCAGCGGTCACGGTCAGCACCAGCGGCCAGCAGGCGAGGGAGCAAGGTGTCTGCCGGATCGTCCTCTCCGCTCCAGATCAGGATGTTGCCTTTCTCTACCCGCGTGCCGTCTGGCCAGCGCCCGCCAATGGTCACGGTCGCGGCCATGGTTAGCGCCAAGGTAGTTTTGCCCTGGCCAGGCGCACCGGCCAGAATGTGCAGCTTGCCTAGCGCCAGCCAGTGCTGCCACAGCCAGCGGATCGGCTCGGGGTGTAGGTCTGTGCCGCGCTGGAGAATCACACGGCTGGCGAGTCTGTCTGGCTGTGTATGGTGGCCGTCGTCCTCCATGGGCGGGAAAGTGAGTTCACGTATTGGTGGGCGGTAGGCCAGCGCCTCAGCCATGCTTGTGTCGACGGCATTTAATGCCGCGCTGAGGTTGTTCATGCAAACACCTCCCCAACTTGATGGATGCGGTTTGCAGCCAGCAGTACACGCTGTCGGTCGTCTTGCGAGAGCACCATGCCATGAGCTATATTTGCGGCTGCAATCGCAATCAAATTGCTCTCGACCGCCAAAACGTCCAAGGCTTGGCGGGCAGTAAAAGGCGTTGGCCTTGCTGGTGCGGGGGAGCCGTCCTCGATCCAGCATCCCAGCGCCTTTGCTGCGTCTACGAACCCCATTCCATAGGCGGCCATGTGATAGGCCACGGTATCGCCACCTCGGGCACCACAACCGGCCATGCAGACGAATGCACCGCTGTGCAGATTGATCCTCATGGAGTCGCGGCCGCCGTGGAATGCGCAGGCCGTGCTGACCCACTTCTTGCCCTTGCTCAGCTTCAAGCCTTCGGCCTCGTAGTAGCTTTGGGGGTCGGGTTTGCGGGATTGGTCAATTGCCATCACCGCCCCCTTTCACTTCAATATCTTCGGCTTGCAGCTTCTCTATTTCCTTGAGCGCCGCGAGCAAAGAGTTCTTCAACGTTGCCGCCTTAGCGGAGTTAATCGTCATGCCGATGCGCACGAACTTGGCAGCATCCTTTGCAACCCTAGCGGCCTTCTGGAGTGTTTCCTCGGCGCGATTACGGGTGCCTTGGTTCTGGATGAATCCAATAGGCTTTGGACGTGCTGGTGCAGTCGGATCGGTAGCAATGGCCTTAACGGCTTCGCGCAGGGGCAAATCGGCAACGCGTTGCCGTTCTGCTTCTGGCAGTGCGGGGAATGCCGTTGCCAGCTTCATGTAGCTGCGGGCCGTGCGCGGCGCTACAGCACAGTTATCCGCAAGCCAGCTCTCCCACTGCCCGTGGGGAACCTGCTCTTTTGCCTTCACCAGCAGAGCGCCAGCCTCCAGTGCGCACTGCATTGCGCTGCGAGCACTGCTCTCTGCCTCTGCCACCTTCTCATTGATGGCCTGGGCCAGCGATGGAATGATGTTGGTCATGCCTGGCCTCCCTTCGCCCGCATCGCAGTTGCGCCGATGGCGTAAGGCTGCTGCTTTAGTGCTGCGAGAGCCGCATCCAACGCTTCCTTTCGGTACAGATAACCGCCGGGCAACTTAACGCAGTCAGAGAACTCACCTTCGCCTTCAAACAGCAGGCAGGCGTGCCAGATTTCGGGGGGATTCATGCCGCACCTCGCATTCCGAGGGTGTTCATCAGCAGCATTCAGGCAAGGCTGCGCCTTTACTGCCACAGGAGCAGCTTCTTTGTACGTGTTCATGAGTACCGCCTCCTGCGTTACAGACGATCTTCGACAGAGAGCGAACGGACGTTGATCCGGCCCTTGAAGAATTCACGAACAGCGTGGATGGGGTAGAAGCGGTTGTTGCCGAAGCGAATGTGGCTAGGCAACGCGCCACGGCGGCGCAGAGAGTCAATGCTCCCATCGCTGTACCCACCCAGATAGGCAAGCTCAGCCTCAGTGAAGCATTCAAGGTGACGTGCCAGCTCTTTAAGACTGGCATGGGAGGTATCGATTGACATTGGCGTTTTGCCTTCTACAAGGTTAAAAAACGCCAGAGCAAAGACCTACCTGTGTGTAAAACTAGTGTTGACAGATACAGGTGTCGGTCCATAATTTCCTTTTGTGAGGCGTCCAAACTTCACTCAAGGTAGCTCTGGCTTCCTTCTTCAAACCCCGGCCTGCCAGCTGGGGTTTGTCGTTTTCGTGTCCACATATGGTGTGGACACTGCACATAGTGTACCCAGTAACCCGCCAAAAATGACAAGAAGAGACACCTGTGGACAAGAGTAGCAGCTACTAGAAGCAATTTGCTATGTTAGGCGTAGCTAAACCTTTTGGTGACTAATTCATCTGTGGATAACGTGTGTGCATTTTTTTGGACTCTTTCGCGCAAGTGATGGAAATCCTTTGCGCAGCTAGTATCCATGCCATACCCCCGAGAGCTAATTCCCAATCCGTCACACGACAGTCCTTCGGCATCTGAAAATTTGATTTGTGGATAGGCTCACGGATCAAATCGGATATCCGATCAACTACGGTTGTCTGTCCTTGTCCTGAGTTGTGTTGTTTTTTTGATGAGAAATTACAATTTTTCTTGCAAAAGAATCTTGTGCTGGTTGTACAGGTTGTCGTAGTTCTAGCCTTCCTTCTCGCGCTCCTTTTCCTTCAGTTTCTCCAAGATATCCTCCGGTTTGATCTTGGTGTAGCGTGCGAGCATGGCCCAGGTTTTATGACCAGTCATCAGCGCAACTCGTGGAATGTCGAGCCCTATACGGAATAGCGCGGCGGTGGCAGCGTGTCTCAGATCGTGGAAGTGCAAGTCTTCAATACCAACGGCTGTGCAAGCTCTAGTGAAGTACGTGCTACAGGTGCCCGCGTTGTAGTCGAACACTTTCCCCACTTGTCGGCTTCCCATATGCTTTTGCGCCAACGCCCATGCTTCAGGGAGTAGGGGCACCTGTTGGTCGTTGCCTTGCTTCTCTTTTGGGTCTTTGCGGTTGCGTATCCAGACGGCGGGAATCGCGGTATCAATGTCCTCTATGGCGATAGAGCAAATTTCGTTCAGGCGCATTCCTGTTGCCAGGGCGAAGCGGGATATGTCCTCCATAGGCACGCTGCTATTGGAGGCTCGCCAGAAGGTGTATAGCCTGTCTAATTCTGCAGGGGTTGGCTCTCGGTCGCGCTCTTTGCTTCGGGTTTTGATGCCGCGATGCTTGATGCTGGCTCTTGCCTCAAGTGCCATGCGGTCATTGATGCTTAGTCGGCGGGAATGACGCGCCCACTTTAAAATTGCGCTCAGAAAGCTGAGATCAGCCGCAATCGTCACACCGCCAGCACCTTGCTCGAGACGCCGATCGATGAAGTCTTGAAGATGCAGTGGGCTAAATCTTGCGAGCTTGATGTCCCCCAACTCGCGCACCAGCATGTCGAGCGTTGCGGCCTTTGTGCGCCCATAGTCCTGCTTAACCTCTTTCCTGTACTTATTGATGAGGTTTTCGACGGTTGCTTCTTTGGGAATGGGGCGATAGCCATTGTTGACGCCCTGTGAGAACTCGGCCTCGATTGCATTGGCCCAGTCTTGAGCGTCGCGTTTCTTGTCGAACGTCTGGTTCTTGTAGAAACCGAGCTTTCGTACTTGTGCGCGCCACTTGCCGCTAGGTAGTTGAGTGAGGGTGGGCAC